CCCCATCCGTAGGGGGCAAGTGCCGGTGTCGTTCGTGCAAATCCGAAGATGAGCACGATCACCATGATCATCCAGAACAACAGTCCAATCGTCATGGTCAGTTCCTCTCGATGCAGGCCTTGAGCAGCACCTCGCGCCGCTCCATTGCGGATGCCACGTGGTTCAACACGATGCCGAAACCGATCAGCGCAACGATGTTGATGATCACCAGTGCAAGCACGAAGGGTGTGCCGCGCAGGCTTTCGACAACCTGTTTTGCCACATCGGTCGGGACGTTCATGTCGGCGTTGCCTGTACCGTCGCCTCCAGTGCCTCGATGCGCGCCATTGCCTCCTGCAGCGCCTTGGTCAGTGCAGCGATCACGGTCCATGGGTTCGGGCTCTGCACGGCATCAGGTGCGTCCTTGTATGCGCTCGCCGCGCTCTCGATCAATGTCTCCTGCAGCTCGTGCGCGATGAAGCCCCACCGCTCGATGTCGTCGGCGGCATACATCGGCTCGGCCGCCAGCTTGTCCTCGGCAATGCCCTGCTCAGCCCGGTCCTTGGCTTCCTTGAGCTTGCGTTCCTTCTCGATCGTCGGCGTGTATTCAGCCTGCGTGTACTTGATCGGCCGCAGTGCCTTGACCACGTCCCAAGTGGCGGGAAGGTCCGCGACATCCTTCTTGATGCGATAGTCCGACGTGTAGGCGATCTGGCCTTGGTTGGTCAGGTCGATCCACATCTGCGCGGCACTGGTGAAATTGATGTTGTAGACGTTGCCACCGTATGCGCCGCTCGCACCAGCTCTTGTCTTCTTGCCCGTGCCAACCCTGACGCCGCCACCCGGCTCGATGTAGACGCCGGCACTGGCAACCGCGTTGTAGAAATAGACCTCGTTGTTGGCAGGCTCCCACAGGAAGTATCCCTTGTTAGTGCCGCCAGCATCGCGCATCCAGAGGACCGGATTGGCCGCCTGACAGATAAAGTTCGAGCTGGCGTTGATCGAGCTGCCATAGATGGGGTTATTACTGGTGGTGAAGGAACCATTAACAATAAGCTGCCCGCCGATAAACTGAAAATTGGTGCCGTCGAACGTGAGATACTTGGTGCCGCTCAGGCCAAAGTGATATTGGCCGGAGGTCGAATTGGTCGCGGCAAAGATAGTGTTACTGACGATGAGCGGCCCGCCAGAGAGATTAAAATTGGTCCCGTCATACGTGAGAATTTTAGTGCCCGCGTTGCCGAAATAAATAGTGCCCTGTGTCGGAGTGGTGCCCATCACCACCAGATACCCACCGTTCACGACGCAAGGACCGTTAAACTGCAACGCGCCGTTTGAGCGAGTGACGGAGAACGCCACACCGAGATAGGCACCGTTGTCGGCGTAGCGCAGCAGGGCAAAGTCCGATCCGGCATTGCCGCCGCCCTCGGCCGCACCCTGCGCCATCAGGATGGCCCAGCGGTTCACGTTGTTACGTGATCCGAAGATGCTTGCTTCGTCGCTGGCACCTACTCCCTTGTTCAGGACCAAGCGTGGAGACGCCTTTGAAATTGACAGGTCTCCGTTCAGCGCAGCAGCGCCATTTGCACGAGTAATGTTAAGCGCCTGCCCAATCAAGGTTCCGGTGTCGTCAAAGCGTGTAAGCACAAAATCCGATCCAGCGTTGCCGCCACTCTCGGGCGAAGCATCACCAAGATTGAGCACCCAGCGCGGCTTGGTCGCCATGTCTCCTTCGATGGCGGAAAGCTGTCCGCTCGCGGCCTTGTCGAGGCGCAGGGCGGGGTTTGCCTTGGAGATCCTGATGTCGCCGTCAAATCTGGCTGCGGAAGTCGCACGATTGATGTCGAGCGCGGTGCCAATGAGCGTGCCTGCATCATCGTAGCGATAAAGCGTGAAGTCCGATCCGGCATTGCTGCCGCCTTCGGCCAAGGCATTTCCCAGCGCCATAAACCAGCGCGGCTTGTCGATGAGGTACGAAGTAATCCCGGCGGCCTGACCGGCAGCGGTCTTCCTGAAAATCAGCGAAGGGCTTGCCTTGTTGATGGTGAGGTCGCCGGTCATCGTGTCGCCAGCCTTGGCGACCGCACCGAGCGCGACAAGGGCGTCGGGCGCCGTGGTCGATCCCGTGCCGCCCTTGTTCACCGGCAGCGGGGCATTGAGCGTGGCGGCGATGTCGTTGACCCAGTTGTTGTAGCGCGCGCTGTAGACGGTCTGGTTGGCAGACCCGTAGGTGCCATCGGGAACGACGTAATTGCCGTCAGGTTGCCGTCCCATCGTTCACTCCGTTTCACCGCGCAGCGCGCGTGCAGCCGAACCCGGACCATAGCGCCTCTCGAACATCTGTACTTCCTGCGGACGTGGCGTCCCGCCGAACCGCTTCATCTCATTAACATCGGCCGGATCGAACTGGATCGGAACGGTATATTGCTGCAGCGCCTTCTGGTCATATTGCGGATTGAATGTCTCGCGCACCTTCCTGTTGTGATCTTGGATCATCCTGACTGCGTCTTCGCGCAAGCCGTTCACGATCCGCTGCTGCGAGGAAAGATCGAGGTTCGGATCCAGACCAATGGCCTTCGCGGCATTCGCACCTTCCTTCTCGGTGACGTTGCCCCTGCCCGTCGTCATGGCCAGCATCTGGCCAACCAGCGGGTACAGCTTGGCATGCAGATGCTCGGTGTCGCGCACTTCTTCGGAAGCACGCTGACTGCCAAAAGCGGATGCCACTTTCGACAAGGTCATTCCGCTCGGGAGCGGAACATTCCCGACGCCCGGGATGGGAAGGTTCACATCAGTGCCAATGCCAGCGATGATGTTTCTGCTGTTGAGCAGGCGCACCGCCTCGTTCACGCGGTTCAGGTTGTCAGCCAGCATCTTGGCCTGATCCATGCTCTTGGCCGCGCGCTCGTTCGCCGCCTTGTAGTTCTCGGGCGACCTGAAGTCACGATTGATAGCCGCCTCCCGAGCCTTCTCTTCCAGCTCGGACTGCTGCTTCGGCAATTGACGGACGTTCTCGTCATACTCCTTGCGTCGCGTGAGAATGTCGTCGCGCTTTTTCTGCCAGATCTCCTGCTGCTGGCTGTCGATCTTGTCGCGCCTGTCGGTCTCGCGCTTGTAGTCGGCTTCCAGCTCGGCACGCGCTCTCTCGCCCAGACGATTGAGGTTCCTCGGATCGTCCAGCACCGAACGCAAGCGCTGCATTTCGGGCGTCGGAACGCCAACCTTCGGCTCGGGCGGCAATGCCTCGACCGGCTTGGGCATGTTGATGCGAGCCCCGCCCGGACCCAACTCGGGACCCGGCTTGATCGGTGTCCCCTGCGGCGGGAACGGCCCGGGGGCAGGCATTGGTGCAGGTCCCGAGCCCGGTTGTCCACCGGGCATTGCCCCGGTTGGCCCGCCGGGCGGTCTTCCCGTCGGTGTCGGCCTGACCTCGACGTTGCCGCGCTGGCCAGCCTGCGCCAGCATGGTCGGGACCAGATTGTCGCGGCCTGCCGTGATCGACTGGTCAGGAGGGGTAACGTCGGGACGCTCGGCGATCGTGGCGCCCGGACCTGCCACTTGCGGCCCGCCATAGGTCGCGCCGGGCTGGCCAGCATCCGACATCGTGCCAGTATCGAGGGCGGCCATCTGGACGCCTTGCGGTCGCACCATGGCCGTTTGGGCGATCGCGCTGCGCCCCGTGTCAACCTCGGGCGGCACATCTGCGCTGGCCAATGAGGCCGTCGGGGCAGGCTCTGATGGCAGGTCGAGCAGGGCACTGCCACCGGCAGGCCCGGCCGCAGGAGCAGGTGGTGCCGGGGGCGCCGCACCGCGCCCCTTTGCGATCTGCGCCTCGTCACGCCTCTGCTGCGCGCGCTCGGCTTCCAGCAGCTGCCGGTCATAGAGCCCCTGCGTGATGCCCTCGGCCGCAGATGACAGCCCCTCGCCAAACGTCTTCGGGTAAGGGCGCGAACGCGAGGCGAGCGCAGCCGCAACAGCGCGGCGCGCCTTGAGCTGGTCGATGGTCATGCCATTGGCGGCATCGGCCCAGAAGAAGTTCTGAACGTTCGGATCAACGCCAGATGTGTCGGACATCTCAGGCAGCCCTCCTCATGCCGAAGATCGAACCCAAGCGCGCCACGTCGATGTGCTTGACCTCGTCGATCTCCTTCACCGCGCTCGGATCGATGTCCTCGACGTCCTGCGCCATCGGCCCGACATGACGGCGGTCTTCCGGATCGTCCTTGTAGCTGTACTGGTAGATCGGCAGCTTGTCGCCCTTGGCAGAGAAGACGTCACCCATGCGGACAACGTTGTCCTTCACGTTGCGATCGGACGCGAGATATCCACCAGCGACCTTGCCGCCAGCGCCGAGAATTCCGCCCATCAGGTCGTTCCAGCTCGACAGGCCGGTCTTGTAGATGTCGTTCTGCTGCGAGAAGCCCTGATTGATCAGCCCGGCCACATCGGTCGTCGGGATCTGGTTGCGCGGCGCATTGACGAAGTTGGGCTGCGACACCTGCGAGCCCGACATCAGCGCGGCAATCTCGTTGATCGGCTGCGTGCGTTGCTGGTAGCCTTCCTGCAGTGCCTGATTGCGCTGCTGGTTCTGCGCATTGAAGATCGTATTCTGCCGCGCGAGCGCCTGTTGCTGCGCGGCATTGTAGAACCCGGCACGCGCTTGCGCCTGCTCGTACTGCTGCTGCTGAGCCTGATTGAAGAATGCACCACGCGCAGCACCTTGCCCCTCGGCCTGCGCCTGAGCCGCGTTGGCGAACGCTCCACGCTGGCGCGACTGCTCCATCCCTTGCTGCTGCGCCATGTTGTAGAACGCGGCGCGTGCCTGCGCCTGTGTGAAGCCCTGCTGCTGCGCGGCGTTCTCGAAGGTTGCCTGCGCGCGTGCCATCTCGGTCATGCGCTGCTGCTCCTGCCCACCCTGAGCAATTGCAGCAAAGCGCGCATCGTTGGACTGTCTGTTGTAAACGTCCATGGCCTGTGTATAGGCAGGAGATCCATAGCGGATGCCTTGATCGGCAAGCTGTTGGCGCAGTCTGTCCTGCTCCAGCTGCAGCTGCGGGTTCATCCGCGACATCAGGCTTTCTTCGACACGCGCACGGTCTGCACTGAAGTTGTCCTGCGGCCCGTAGCTGCGCGTGATGTCCCAGTTCGGGTCCTGATACTGGTCGAACCCGTACATGACATCGTGCCCGGTGCCATAGTCACGCTGGATGTCGCCGCCGCCCTGATAGCTCGACTGCACGGCAGGTTGATCGGCAAAACTTGAGACGGGCATGCCTGCTGCGTCGAACATGCCAACGTTGGCCATGGGAGGCGGAGCGGTTCCGCCACTCGAACGTCCCTCGTTGAAGCCCCACTGCTGCCAGTGATTGGCGGCGAATTCATTCGGATCCCAACCGCGATCGAGCGCGTACTGCTTCACGTCGGGATTGGCCTGCAGATATCCCGCAACATTGAAGTTGCCGCGCGAGGGATCGAACGGCGCGCCGAGCAGGTCGCCGAGCGCGCCACTCTGCTGCTTGGCCATCTCCGACAGGTTCAGCTGCGCGCCTTGTGAATTGTTGAACGTCTGCTGTCCAGCTGGCGTCAGTGTCTGCTGCGCCGTCCAGCGTGGAATGCTGAATGACTGTCCCGTCGTCGGATCGGTGTAATTGTACGTGTCGGTGACGTTGTAGTTCAGGTTTCCCTGTGGCGTCTGCTGGTTGACGTTGCCGAGATACGAGTTGGCGATCGCGGTCGAGACGTTGGTGCCGGTCTGCGCGGCAGCCGTCTGCATCGGGTTCGGCGGCGTCGGAGGATCCGGAGCGAGCCCACTGTAAGCCATCAGGCTGCCTCCTCTATTGCAGGTCGGCCATGACTGAATTTGCCGTCATACCAGTCGTCATCGGTCAGCGTGCAGACCACGCCATCGAGATCGCGGCCAAACAGACGCGGCACGAGCGTGAACGCAAAGCCGACGGCGGCGAGCAGGCGCAGGACGTGCTCGTCGCTCTTGCGGACGTGAACAAGCAGCATCTGGCAACTGCATTCCCGAAAGACGAAGTCACCGATGCGGTTGAGCGTGCGACGCGACAGCCAAGCAGGGCTGAGCGCGGAAGCCGTCATCTCGATGATGCCGGTCCCCGGGTTCCAGTTGTAGAAGACGACGCCACCCAAGAAGCGGTCGTGCTCGTCGACCACGCCAAGAGCTTTGCAATTCCGGTAGCCGGTCTCCTCGCCTTGGAGCTTGGCCACGAAAGTGCTGATCGCCTCATCCTGCCCGTAGACGAACCGGATCATCAACCAACTCCGCTGGACCCGAAGTCGCCACTGCTGAAGCCGCCGAAACCGCTGTTGCCAGCAGCATCAAAGCCGCCCCATCCGCCAAAACCGCCAAAACCGCCGGGATCGCTGTAGCCAGAACCAAAGTCATAGCCGCCCTGTCCGGAACCGAAACCAGCTGCTCCTTGGCCCGGACCAGTTGGTGATGGGCCTCCGGGCGCCTGATCGCGGCCGGTCTGGAAGTCCTGCTGGGCCTGAGCTGCCGTCCTGCCGCCGCCGGGAGGTGCTCCGGGCACGTCGCTCGGGAAGCCGCCCCAACGATCGGCGAAAGTGCTGGCTGGCGCCGCCGGGAAACCTGCCGTCGCTGGCAGTCCCCCGCCCGGCTGATCGCCGAGCGATGGCGTCATGCCGCCCCATCCGGTCGGTGAAAAGGCATTGCCTCCGGTATTGAACGCCGAGCCAGTGAAATCGCCGCTGCTCGGAATGCCTGCAGCCGTAAAGCCGCCTCCGGTAAATCCCGGGGCTGACGGGCTTGTTACCGCAGCGTTCGTCGCTGCCTGTCCGGGCTCGAAGGACGAACCAAACGGATCACCAGTCGTCATCGATGCATTCGACGTCGTCATCGCTCCGCCGGGCATGCCGGGGCTCGGCTGCCCTTCGTTGAAGCTTGGCGTGCTGTTGCCGAACAGTGCGCCGATGTCGACCGAAGAAGCGTCCCCTGCCTGCGCGCCGCCAACACCTTGGCCGCCGCCGCCATACATCCAAGCATTCGGGTCCGGGCCGCCTTGGAACGTGCCGAGCGCATAGCCGCCTACACCGCCTTGCCCGGGCGTCGGCATGCCGCCACCAAAGTTCTGGTCCGGTCCACGCGCGATGTCGAAGCCGCCGCCTCCGCCCATGCCGCGCTGCGCCAGCATGGATTGTGCAATGGCGTCGCGCCCGGCATTCGGATCCGGACCACCTTGGAACGAACCAAGCGCGTAACCACCCCTGCCGCCAGCGAGCGTCGGGTCATATCCATCGTAGAATGCCATCGGAATTCTCCCTAGACGGCAACGCCTGCCTGTTCGGCGATCAGTGAAACGCCAAGCATTTCAATATCAGGCTTGGAAGCCTGATTGATCTGCACCTGCACGATCGGAGCGTGCGAGTATCCAGTCTCACCGATCGACACCCACAGCGTCGATCTCGTGTTCGGCGCGGGCGGCGCAGGCTGATCCCAGCGCACACCATCTCCCGGCGGAGCAGGATCCGGAAACGGCAGCGCATGATCGCTGCCCCACAATCCCTGATCCCACACTTCGGCAATGCCCGGATCCCCGCCAACTTCGGGCGGAGGCGGAAGCGGATCATAGACGTAGTTCACCGCGCAGGTGAGCTGCGGGATGAACGGCTCGATCGCGCGCGTGTTGAACGAGCAGCGACCCTGCCGCACCGTGAAGGTATTTGGCGGCGAGCCGAACACTTCCCATCCACCGACACAGGTTGCCGTGTAGGGCACGCGCTGATCGACGTCGGCGCCATCCGTTATGGTGTCGTAGCCTCCGACATCGGCCTGCATGATGCGGCCTTTCTGCGTGCCGAAGTACATCACGTCCGACAGTACGGCGAAGCACATCGCATCCCACGCGGTGAAGCGGCACCAAGCGCCGGTCATGGTGTTGACGACGCCACAGCGCCGATCACCCGGACCACCTCCGGGCCAAGTCACGAACAGCGCGCCAAGCCCGCCGAACTGGTCCCACTTGCACATCGACCACGGCAGATTGTTTTTTGCCATGATTTCGGACATCCACATGGGATGGATGGATGCCGAAACTGCGCTGAATTCGAGCTGGCTCACGTCCTTCACGAGGGCTTGGCTTATTGGAACGATGCCATCCACCGTTGCGATCAGGACATCGCCTCCCACCCTGATCCATGAGTTCTTCCCCATTGGCCGCGTGATCTGGTAGCGACCTTCCTGCCGCCAGTTGGCTGCATCGGCCGGATTGGTGCCGGTGAAGATCGCGATCTCGCCTTCGGTCGTGACGAAGACGCACTTGTCATCGATGCCGTCGCCCGCCGAAACTGACCAAGCACAACCGAACAGCAGTGATCCGCCAAGCGTGAACGCACCCGAGAGCGGGATCTGCGCCAGCTGGCCGCCAACAGCGTCGATGTCGAGATACCAAGCATTCATCGAGCCGCCCTGAATGAAGAACAGGCGACGGCGATACTTCCAGACCTGCGTCAGTCCCTTGCCAGCAATGACCGGAGATCCGGTTGGCCCGGTGATCCACGAGGCGCCATCAGCTGGCGCATTGGCCCAGAAGGTCGGGTTCGCTGCGCGTGCCGCCGCAAAGGTCCCGCTGGCGGGACTGGTATGGGCAACCGCACAGCGCCAGATCGAGTTGTCGATATCCTTCGCAAGCGCTCCGATCGCATAGGCAGTGTTGTTTGCCCATGAAACGAGCGAGCCCAGATCGAGACTGACCCAGCTCGTTCCGTTGAAGCGCAGGACCGCATCGCCGTTATCATTGACGGCAACCAGATAGGTCGCGCCACCCGTTGTTGCCATTATCGCAGTCGAGAAATTGCCGTTGGTGATTGCCGGTGTCACCGCGACCGGAACGCCGAACGTCCCAGCAGCAGTGACGTCATGCAGCGACGTCGCATTGGCAGCAAACATCTTCTTGATGGCGCCAGCGATGTAAGTGAACATCGAAATGATGGGACGATTGTCCGGTGTCCCGGTGACGCCAAGCCGCGTCCACTTCTGTGACCCACCGCGCAGCCTGATCGTGTTGGTGGTTGGAAACCAGTTGTCGAGCACGAGCGCGGCACCCGGGCTCATGAATGCCGGGTTCTCGATCAGCACCAAGCCGCGCGTCGGAGCTGGCAACGTCTTCGGGATCACCTGCATCTGCACCTGAGCCGGTGCAGCGAAGCGGCGGAATTCACGATAGTGGGGAAGGGCGCGGCTCATGGGTATGGCGTCGCGGGCGCATCAGGTGTCGGATACGGATAGCTGCGGTTCGTCGCAGCGCTCGAATTCTGCCTGCCAATGATGATCGGCGAAGGCTTGTCGGATCCTGCAATGGTCGAGAGTGCGTCCTCATAATTCGCGATGTCCTCGGCGTAGGTGCCGCCCTTGTTGGCTTTCCATTGCCAGATCATCCCGAGCTTGAGCAGGCGCTCGGGGAGACGATAGACGTCAGTGTCGGAGAGGAAGACGTCGCTCGGCCCGCCACCAACGCTGGATCCGAGCGTGATGCAGTTCTTGTGCATGTACCAGAACTTCATCAGCACGCCGGATGCAGGCGCCGGACGAAAATTGATCTTGCCACCAAAGATCGTCCACGATCCGGCAGGATCGATCCAGCCGTTCATTTCCTTGGTCAGCCATTCATCCGGATCGGAAATGAAGGTCAGCGGGATCGTCGGCTGAGCCGTCGAGTAGATGCTCGACGTTAGCAGCATGCGCTGCCAGTCGGGCGGCAGGTCAAACGCAGTCTTGACGCCGTTACCGCTGAGCGATGCAAGCGAACGAAACAGCTGCCATTCGCGCGTGTTGTAGGCAATGCGCTGCGCCATCTCGTTGGCGAGGTTGACCATCTCCCACGCGGTGCGGTCCTGCGACGGCAGCACGAAGATCGAGCCAGCCGGTGGCCTGACGCCGACAACGGCACAAACCTCCTTGACCACCGACTGAACCGTCATGGATCAAGTCCTCGCATCCTCTGCCATGCGCAGCAACGTCTTGATCGACGGATTGCCGATTGGCCGCTTGCCAGTGTTCTCGGTGATGTAGGCACGCAGCTGGTCGCTGTTCATGCCAACAAACTCCTCGCTCACATTGGCAGCCGCAACAACGACACTGCGCAGATCTGCTCCTTCGCCATCCTCGCTTTCGGCCTCCTCTCCATCATCATCCGGCGGCAACGGCAGGATCTCGTCGTGTTTCGGGGGGCTGGCCAGATACTGGCGTTCCTCC